GATACCCGCGGGCTTGACCAGATGGCCGGCGGCCTGCAGCTTGTCACAGACAGCTTCGGGCTGGCGACCGCAGCCGCCCAGGCCCTCGGGCTCAGCGAGGAGGACCTGATAGAAGTCCAGGCAAACTTACAGGCCGCTCTCGTTGCGAGCAACGCGCTCACCTCCATTCAAGCCAACCTCCAGCACCAATCCGCCCTGATGCAAGGTGTCGCCGTAATCCAGGCCCGTGCGGCCGCCCTGGCGGAGGACGCGCGGACTTGGGCCGTGGGGCGTGGAACAGTGGCCACCTACGCGGCCACCGCCGCGCAGGCCGTGTTCAATGCCGTGGCGCGGGCGAACCCGTATGTCGTGTTGGCGGCCGCGCTGGTGACGGTCGTCGGGGCGTTGTACGCTTTCTCCAAGGGGAACCAAGAGGCCGCCGAGGCCGAGGAGCAGCGCCAAAAGCGGATGGAGGATGCCAGACAGGAACAGGAGAGGTACCGCCAGGCGGTGGTCGACTCCGCCAGTGGCCAGGTTGCATCTTTCCTTAAGCTGAAACGTGAATGGGAGAGCCTCGGCGACAGTTTCGACAAGAAACGGAAGTTCATCACCGACACTAAGGATGAATGGAGCGAACTTGGCAAGGAGATAAGCACCGTGAACGATATGGAGCGGATTTTCCGCGACCATACTAAGGACATGCTCAACGCGATTGTCATACGCGCCGAGCTCAAGGCATACGAAACCCGCATCCAGTCGGTTGCCGACCGTATGGTGTCAGACATTGAGAAGAACAAGACCTTCCGCTATACCCCGGTCAAGGCAGGCCGTGTCTCCGGGTATGGCCAAGGATATGGACTAACCGGCTATATGGCATTCCAGGAACTGACCCAGGAAGAACGTGCCGCCGCAGGCTCCCACTACACCACGGAAGCCTCAGGTTCCCACGGTATGACCTACATCGACGAAGAGGGAGCCCGTATAATCAACGAAATGCGCCGCGCAGCTGGCAACCAGGCAGCACTTGACAGACAAGAGATTGCACGGAAAGCCGCCGAAAATGAAATAAGCGGGTATGTCGACGACATGTTTCATCTCAATGAGAAGCTTGACAGACTTATGGATGGAATGCCCGGAAAGACAGTGAACCCTGAGACTCCGGATGGTCGTCTGAATTCCTCCTCATCAGGTGGTGCAGACAACCGCGTGGAAAACGAAAGGAAAGTCGCCGAAGAGCTGCGCAGGCTCAGGTGGGAGAACGAGCAGGACGAAATCAACCAGCTTGCCGACGGAGCCGAGCGACGCCGACGTCAGATAGCCCTCGATTACGAGAAGGAGCTGGCGGAGATTGAACAGCGCAAGGCCTCTTTCGCCACGCTCAACAATGAGGCCGGAATCAAGGATGTCAATACCGACGGCCTGACCGAGGCGCAACAGGAGGAAATCGACCGGGCCGGGGAACTCGCTGTCAAAAACCGCGACAAATCGCTCCGTGAGATACGCGTGCTTGAGGCTCAGCATATGCAGGAGTATCTGAAGGAATACGGGACATACCAGCAACGACGTCTCGCCCTGTCTGAGGAATATGACCGCAAGATTGCCGAAGCCTCCGACCAGTGGGAGAGGAAATCCCTGGAGAAGGAGAAAACCTCCGCTCTCCAGAACCTCGAAATCGAGGCTATCAGACAGTCGGTGGACTGGGGAAGTGTCTTCGGGGACTTCGGTACGATGTTCCGAGACCAGCTAGAACCCACGATCGAAAAGCTCAAGACGATTTCCCGGACGGAGGAATTCCGGGAGACTGACCTTGAGGACCAGCAGACCCTGTACGAACTGATCGCCAAGCTCGAGGAGGCGAACACTTCCTGGGACAACGGCATCTTCAAGAAGCTCGGTGACGACCTCACCTCGTACCAGACGGCCATGCGTGGTTATATCGACGCGCAGGATAAGGAACGTACCGCCACAGAAGCTTTGGCCGGGGCCAAGGAGAGGCTCGCCAAGGCGGAGGAATCCGGTGACACTGCCGGGATAGAGGCCGCCAAGGCTGGTGTCCAGACCGCCACGGACAACCTGACGGAGGCATCCGGGAAAGTGCAGGAGTTCGGAGCCGACGTGCAGGACGCGTCCAACAGCCTCCAGACCTCCACAACGAAGGTGAACAATATGTTCAACACCCTCGTGTCAAGTCTGTCCGGACTGAAATCCGGCACCCTCCAGGGGGTCGGGGAAAGCCTCATGGGCCTTGACAAGCTGTTCAACAACAGCGCAGTCACCAACGCTGTCGGAGGAGCCCTCTCCAAAGGTCTCTCGAAGTTGCTGGGCAATTCCAGCATTGGCAAAAGTGTCGCGGAAGCCCTCGGCAACAGCGGTTTGGTTGGCTCCATCATATCGGGGGTGCTCTCCATTCTGGATATGCTCAAAGATGGCATAGGTCCATTGATAACAAACCTGACGGACACAGTTCTTGGAGCGGTTTCCGGAATCATAGAGAATCTGAACGTGATAAACCTTGGCAAGCAAGTAGGAAAATCGCTATATGACAATGTCACCGGTGTCCTCACGGGAATCCTTGACAAAATCACGTTCGGCCACTCCTTCAAATGGTTCAACTCCAGTAACGAGAAGGAGGTACAGGAGGCCATCGACAAGCTGACCGAGCGCAACACCGCCCTGCAGGGAGCAATCGAGAAGCTCACTGACGAGATAAAGGCCGGGAAGGGCTCCAAGAGCGTGGAGGCGTACCGTGAAGCGCGTGACCTGCAGGAACAGCGCAACGCCAATTATCTGGCGATGGCCCAGGAACAGGCCAGGTACCATGACTCGCACCACAGCTTCAACTACTATTGGGAAGGGTTCACCCCGGAACAAATCGCGCGCCTCAGCGCCCAGATGGGCCGTCAGTGGGACGGGAGCCTGTGGAGCCTCTCGCCGGAGGAGATGGCGATGCTGCGCGAGAACGCCGACATGTGGCAGCAGATACTCCAGACCGGCAAGGGTGGCTACGGTGAACAGGTGGCCGTGAAGCTGGAGGAATACATCGCGCAGGCCGGCAAGCTCGAGGAACTGACCACACAGCTCTACGAGGGGCTGACCGGAATGACATTCGACTCCATGTACAGCAGCTTCATCGACCAGCTGATGGACATGGACGCGGCCGCCGAGGACTTCGCCGACAACATAAGCGAATACTTCATGCGCGCCATGCTCTCCAACAAAATCGGGGAACTGTTCTACGATGACCTGGAGGGATGGTGGAGGAAGTTCGGTGAAGCGATGGAGTCCGGCGGCCTCGACGAGCGGGAGATGGCCGCGCTGTCCGAGGAGTACATGGGATTTGTCGAGGAGGCCATAAAGCTGCGTGACTCCCTGGCCGCCGCCACCGGCTACGGCCAGGGGGATTCCGGCGGCTCCGGCCAGTCGGGAAGAGCCGGGAGTTTCAACGTGATGAGCCAGGATCAGGGCACCAAATTGGAGGGGCTGTTTGTCTCGGCGCAGGGACATCTGGCGAACATCGACATCGCGATGGAGGATGTGGCCGCCAAGATGAGCGCGGCGGAAAGCTTTCTTGCTCGGATCGCGGAGAACACGAAGGACAACGCCGACTCGGCGAAGGAGATAAAGGAACTATTGTTGAAGATTGCCAAGGACGGCATAAGGCTGAAATAACGATGGACGAGCTTAAAGGACTTCTGATAATCAACGGAACTGACATTTGGACCACGTTCGGCGTGTTCCTGGTGGAGGAGAAGAGAGGCGGCCGGGATAACCTCACAGCCATAATGACGCCATCGAAGGCAAAGAGCCATGTCGGGGTCAACATCAGAGAGCGGGACGGGGTGAAATATTCGGCAGTGCTGGATTCCCGCAACGACGAGAGGGACGTGACTTTGCATTTCGCGCTGTTCGCCAAATCAAAGGGTGAGTGGCTGCGCCGCTACCGCGACTTCATCACTTTCCTAAAAAAGGGGAAGGATGGCTGGCTGTCGGTGTTTTTGCCTGAGCTGGAACTGACAATGAGGATGTTCTATGTCAGCTGCGGCTCTTACAAGCCCCTCACATACCTTTGGAAAGAGGGGGTACAGGCCAGTCGGTTCAAAGTGACATTCAGGGAACCGGAGCCATCTTTCTGACCACCCCAAAACACCATTCAAACATCATTCAAACACCGTTCGGACATGCTTATCACGATATTTGACAAGTCAGGCAGCCCAAAGGCGGAAATCTCGCCAGGCGACAATTCAACCCAAACCAAGGAGATACATGGCGACAACGTACTGGCGTTGTCGTTCACCCATCACGATCATATAGACCTCGATGTCGACGACCGGGTGGATTATCTTGGGGAGCGTTACTGGCTGTGCGAGAAATACCGCCCCAGGCAGAAGTCCGCCCGCGAATGGGTGTACGACATCAAGCTCTACGGGGTGGAAAGCCTGTTGAGGAACATACTCGTCATAAAGATGGTCGACGGGGAGGATGAGCCTGTGTTCACACTGACAGCCCCTCCACGGGAGCATGTGGCTATGATAGTCCGCTGTATGAACGAAGGTATGGGAAACATATCCGACTGGAAGGTGGGCCGCGTCGAAGGAACGGGGAACATCGTCATAGACTATTTCGGGAAATACTGCGACGAGGCCCTCAAGGAGATAGCCGATAAGACTGGCACGGAATGGTGGGTGGAGGGGCAGACCGTCAATCTCTGCAGGTGTGAGCACGGCGAGCCTGTCTTACTCGGCTATGACAAAGGGCTCCTCGGGATTGAGCCGGACAGGGCTGACAATGTCAAGTTTTACACCCGGCTTTACCCAGTGGGGAGCAGCCGCAACATCGATCCGGAGAAATATGGTCGCTCGCGTCTCCAGTTGCCGGATGGCCGCAAGTATGTCGAGGTCAACGCCGACAAATACGGACGTGTGGACCATTACGAGGAATCGGCGTTCGGGGATATATATCCCAGACGGGTCGGCGTGGTAAGCGCTGTCCGCTCCGAGGAGATGACCGGTGAGGATGGAAATCCATTCACGGTATATTACTTCAAGGATGACAGTATGGAGTTCGACCCCAATGAGTACGAGATTCCGGGGCTGGTGAAGCGCGTCTCGTTCCAGGAGGGGAGCGAGCTTGCCGGTCTCGGCAGCGAGGAGGATGGGACTTATTTCTTCGAGGTGAACTTCGACAGCAAGACCAAGGAATTCGAGGTCATCACGATATGGCCATACAAGGACAATGCTCAGCAATTGCCTGGTGGCAGCCTGGTGCCAAAACCAGGCGACGAATACATCCTGTGGAACCTCCGTATGCCGGACGAATATTATGGTCTGGCCGAGAAGGAATTCCTTGAAGCCGTAGAGCAATACAACGAGGAACACGGTCTCGACATCACCGTGTTCAAGTCATCGACCGATCATGTCTGGATTGAGGACAACGAGGTGGAGCTATCCGTCGGCCGTAGGGTGAGGCTCGAAAGTGTGGAGCATTTTCCTGAGGAAGGTTTCAGGGAAAGCCGCATCACAAAAATAACGCGCAATGTCAACCTTCCCTCATCCATGGACATAGAGATTGGGGATGCGATTGGGCGTTCTGCCAGACAGAAATTCACCGACGACATCAATGATGCCCGAAGTTTCGCGCGGTCAATGGGCGAGTCCGTGGCAATGCCGGACATCATCCGTATGGGCGACAAGACCACTCCTACCGATAACAACCTGTTCTCTGCCCGCAGAACCCTTGACGAGGCTTTGAGTCGCAAGCGTCCAGACCAGGCGACGGGTTTGAAGAGTTTCCTTGATGGCGTGGAGGTTGGTGATTACGCCACAGGAGTCAAGGGTGCGGCTGTGACCACCACCGGCGAAGGGGAGTTGGAGTCGTTGGAAGTCCGCAGGGAAACGAGTGTTGGGCGGAGGGTCACAATTGGCAATTATTGCTGTCCGGTAAAAAAAGACAAAATCATATATTCTCTACAAATATAATAAGTT